GTTTCCCAGTCACGATCGATTCAGATAAATAATCATCATTTTCTCCTCCTTCTACTATATCTATAGTACTAAATAAATCTGTTAATGCCCAGTCCACTGCTGTTCCTCCATCAATATTTACAACAATACTATCTACATCTGGATATCCATTTGGCTCTCCTGTATTATTATTCCATTTTAATTGTATTACTCCAGTTATTACATTACTAGTACTTCCCGCTGGGTCTGTATCTACTTGACTTGGTCCTGGAAAATAATTCGTTGTTGTACTTCCATTACTTGCTACTACTGTTACCTTTGCTTCACCTGTTACTACTGCAAACTTATTACTTGTAACATCATTATGTATTACGTAACCTCTTTCCTCTTGCTTATTCGCATAATAGTTCTTATATATATCCCAATATCCCAAATAAGGTACTGCGTTAAACATCCTTTTAAATGTTCCTTCTTGTACTGGATTTTGTTTTCTTCCTAACCCTCTAACATTCAAATAGCTTAATATACATGATGCGTTTATTTGTGCGTTGTCACTTCTATTTTCTTCATCATAGTAACCCCTTACTGCCATTTGCGGTAATTTTACTTCTGCCATATCCATTCCAATATTTAGCATATTCATATGCAATTTCCCTTGATATAATCTCACTGGACATTGAAATACATCCAATTGCACTTTATAACTTCCAAACAATGGTCCTACTGTTGGCAATGTTTTTACATCACAGTCTAAATCTATATCGAAACTATCTCCTGGTAATGCTACTTCTGACATAAATGGCACTAATGTTCCACTAGCCATTGAACTCCTCCAGACATAACCTAAATCATGACTTGACCTGTTGTAATTCTTTAGACTAACCTCTTGCTTATTTCCTGAGCCTAATCTATCTCCTCCAATTTGTGTTTTCATAAATTATTATTTATTTGTTTTTACTTGGGCTAACTTTTCTTTTTGACTATCTAAAATCATTAACACCTGGATAACCCTATTCCAGCTGAATTCTTTTAACTTTTTTACTACAACCTTTTTATCGTTGTATCTATCTGTTATCCTATGCTCTCCAATCACTCCAAAGTGATATCCTTCATAACTTATTACAGTGAAAGGCGTATCTTTTACCGCCTCTCTTTTTACTATTTCTTTAGAAGATTGATTCTTGTCCTCTTCTACATTCGTTCGTAATTGTTTTACTTTTGTTTCCATTTCTATCAGTTTTTATATTAGTTGTAGATTTTATTTTTATATACTCACCCTTTTTTAAAAGGTTTTTATTTACAATTTCTCCAGTTTCAACATCTACATAAATTGAATCTGTTTTCCATTGTATTTTTTTTAATTCTCTTTGCTCTTTTTTCCACTTTAAATTGTGTTCAAAGCAATTTCTATTATATCCCATTAGTTTTTTTTTTTATTAATATACAACTTTTTTTTTTATTCTTAAATTACGATGTCCGGTGGGACGGAGTCAGATCGGAATTTATTTCAATTCTAATCTGTTTTAATTTAAAGGCATACTTTCCGCTTCGTTTCTCAGCTTGGCAATCCTTTCATCTCTTTTTAACATCCTTCTATCATTTTCATATTTTCTTAATTCCCAATTTATTGAATCATCACCAAACCCTAATCTTTTATTTTTTCCTCTTGCTTCTTCTAGAAGTTTATAATATTCTTCTTCAGTCTCCGCAACACTCACAGCCACACCATTGACATATCTCATTTCTTTGTCTATTTTTTCTATCCATAAATTTTCTCTTTCTTCTTCGTTATAAATTTTATTTCTATAATATATCGGTAATGCTAATTCTATTCCTTGTCTCGTTTTATACGTTTCAATTGTCTCCCCTTTAATATATTTATTACGTTTAGAATCTTCTCTTGTAATATAATTACTACCAATACCTTTACTTGTATAAATCTTACTATTATATTCTTTATGTACTTTATCAACCTTATTAATATATTTAACTATGTAATTAATTGTCTGTTCATTTACATAATGTTCTTTACCATTTCCCATCTTCACATTTCCATATCCCCATCTATCCTGAATAACTTCCAATGTAGTCACCTTTTTATCCTGATTACTTGGTTGTCTATTCTCATCTGTCCATATTAATCCATGAAGATGTACTCTTTCTGTAAACTTACCTCCAATTTCACTCACTAACCAGTGTCTCACACTTTTCCCATATTCTTTCCTCCATCTTTCTAAAAATCTTCTAACCGCTAAACTTACTATTTCATTATCTCTATCATATCCGCTAATTTCACCTTTTATATCATCATCTAACTCTTGAAGTTTTTCATCGCTAAATGTCATTGTCACAAACTTTCCATTTGTATTTACTCTCAAATCTTCTTGCAATCTCACTTGCCACATTTTCGCCTTTTGACCTTTACACTCCATACACTTTCCACATCCTACTGGAACATAGCCGACTCTCTTATCTTTTAGAATCGGCACATTTCCTCCATTCTTTTTCGTTACTGTGTACTTCCTATTTTTTAATATTCTTGGATATAAACACATATCTTACCTATTCGGTACTGGTATTCTTAATCCTGGTGGTACTGGCGGTAAATTGTTAAAGTCCCTGTTTGTTTGCATATTCTTATTAAATGCTTTATTTAAATCTACTCCTGGTAAACTTCCAGCTCTAATTTGCGCCCATATTTTCGCAATATCACCTCCAGCTCTTAACAGTCCCAAACTAACTAATATTCCTTGCAAAAAGTTTCTATCCCATTCATTGTTTACTGGGTCTAATCCTACTTGCGTTAACAAATCTACAAATGCACTTCCTGTTACTTGCTTCTTTACTTTTAGCTCTAGTAACGATTTTTCAAACTCTAGTAATTGACCTTGAGTTTTTAAGTTACTCGTTTCTTGAACTTTTTTCAATGTATCTTGATTAACATTCTTAATCTGCATTCCTTTTAACTCAATATCTTTACCTTTTAAATCTGTGTCTTTATTTATATTTCTAGCTTGCGCCTCTTTCAAACTCATTTCTGCTCCTAATAATAAATTTTGCATATCCATCGGTTGTATTGCTGGCGTATCAGCCTTTGATGCACTTCCTCCTGTTTGGCTTCCAGTTACTCCTCCTGGTCCTCCTTGCTTATACATTAACGCTGGATTTAATCCAGCTGCTTTCATCATTCTTACTTGTGCTGGAAAACTTGTTTTTTTCCACATGTCATATTGCAAATCATGTCCTTGTTGATTTAATAATCTTTGTCTTGTATATTGATTTTGTGCCGCTACTTGACTATCGAAATAAGCTCTATTTCTTCTGCTATCTTGTCCTAACACACTCATTACCATTCCTAATGGTCCTTGTACTGCATTCCACGCCTGTTGTCCTGGTGTCGGTCCTTCTGCTGGAGCTTCTTCTGTTCCTTGGTCTTCCCATGTTTCATTTTGGTTTTCAATTCCATAACTCATAATTTCTATATTTTAATTATTATACTTATTTTTTCGCTCTTTTTTTTAAAAAGAGTTCACTCCATACTTGGTATATTAGAATAGATGCGTACCCTCTGGCTTATTAACATTGGGGGAGTAAACTAATTCAAACCTCCCCCCCCAGTTAACTGGCTTTGCCCTTGCCTTCTATTGACTTGGCTTCGCCAACCTCCGTACTCTTTAATTCTACAACCTTTGTCTCACTTGTCTTTTTTGAATCTTCTTTTGAATCTTCTTTCCTTTTTTGAGCCTTGTTGTCTCTTCGAGCTTGGATACTTTTACTTACTACATCCATTCCATCTGTTGCTACTTCCCATCTATCTGTCCTTATATTATATGCACTTAATACACCTTCACTTCTTTCTGTATAAATGCTCGGCGCACCATCAGTTATTGGTTCGTTGTTGTGCATTATTCTTTCTATTTTTAATTCTATTGGTTCACCTTCCAATTTTTCTATACTCTTTAATTTACTTTTATTATATGGTCTTACTATATACATCTTTTTAGTTTTTTAATTAATTATTTTAAGGAGGGAATTTTAGATCTAAATTTCTTCGAGAAATTCATCAAAAAAACCCCCTTTCCTTAACTACTCACACCTTATAAATTTGGTATTACTTTAGCACTCATCTTTCTTCTTGCAAAGATTCTATTACTAATCTGTACCCAAAAATTCTGACTATCTCTAGCTGAATACGAAAATATATTATTGTATTTATTAGGGTCTACATATGTTGTCAAATCTGTGATACCTTCATCACCTCTTCCAAAATTATATCTCCTATTTAATGTCATAAACATACTTCCTTGTTCTCCACTATTTCCAACAGTTTCTGCAAAACTTCCTCTACATTGATTAACATTTGTCATGTAATTTATCCATGCTGGTTGTTTACCTGCACTCTTATATTGTGGATTTCCAGCTCCATCTACGTATGTATCAAACCATGCCATTTGGTCTGTTATCAAATCTTGGAATCCTATTTCATCTAATGCGGGTTTATGAAAATCGTTCATATTCCTTAAATTCATATCCCATTTATTTCCTTGACTATAATCAATTCGTGGCGTTATACTAGCAATTCCTATTATATAGCTTGGCTCATCAACCTTAATTTTAACTTTTCCTCCTTTATCTTTTCTTGTTAGAAATCCTTTACCAGCTAATGTCCCCAGTGGTTGAGTTGCTCCTGGCACAACCTCTGTCTCTGCTGTTCCTACTACTTCTTGAAAACTTAATTCTCTTATTAAACTTCCATGATATATCGGGTTTTCACATGACTTACTTCTTTCATGCGTATATGTTGCATCTAACCAATCATCATAACTTCCTCCACTAATCGCAATTCTATTTAGCATGTTATATACTTTATTTGCTAAATTCAAACTATCAATTGTAAATTGATTCCCAGCTGTACTTACTGCTGTTATTTCATTTATCCCATCGCTTCCATCTATCCAATCTGTACTTATCCAGTTATTAAATAAATCACTCTGGTATGTCTTAATTCCTAATCCTTCTTGACTTGCTCTACTATAGAAAAAGTCATCCTCTTGTTGGAAAGGATATCCATATGGCGCTTGACTTTGATATGTTACTTCAAATGCTGTTGCTTGTCTTACTG